ACTTGTGTGCCACTCTTTGAGAGTCCATCGCCTGCTTCAAACGAACCAGCGCCAGAGAACTGTGTCCAAGTAATGTTTGTTGAACCGACGGTAATTGTTCCGTCTGTAGAGACAACGAAACCAGAATCAAAGTTGACAGTTCCTTCTTCAACGAAAGCAAAAGTTCCTGACTTAAGTTCACCTGTATCGGCTGTGCCGTTTGCGTCAGATGAACGAGAAGCCGCACCTGCACCAGAAGCAACGGCGACATAAATACCGTTTTCAGATGCTGTAGTTTGGTTCTTAAGAAGTACACGGTCACCAGCGACAAGTACGACTCCATCAATTGTGTCGCCAGCCTCAAGTCCGGTAGCAATGGCTACGTTTGCTGTTGACGCAAGTCTTACTGACTGTTTGACATCAAGACCTTGACGCGCTGAGTCAACATAGCCTTTTGTGGCGATATGTGCTGAGTCTGTTGGGGTGGCAACTTTGGCGTTACCGCTTCCGTCGCGTTTTACAAGTTTTGAAGCAGTTGCATCCGGAGTTGCATCATTGAGCATGTTCCAGAAAGATGCTGGCAATAAACCAGCGCTATCTGTATCGGCGACATTGAGAGTAAGGGTTACTGTGCCATTGGACTCAGAAACCGTAAGCGCTTCAGCAATACCAGCGCCGCCACCAGAAACAATAGTATGAGGGAGAGAAACAAACGCAGCACCCGTGTATACCTTAATAGTGTCAGTTGTAGTGTTATAGACGAGGCGACCCTCGAAGTTGCTTGAAGAAGGGTCGGTGGCTAACTTCTCAAAGGTTGCATTGAGAAGTTGGTTTTGATTAAGGTCTAAATTTGTTAGAAATTTTTGCGCCATTTTACTTCCTTATGTCAGATAGGCTTTGCCTGAAAACGCCGCCGAAAAGGTAACCGTGATTTGAGAGTTGCTGTTATATGTTACCTCACCAAAGACGTGTGTATCTGCAGAATCAACAATGGTTACTGATGGCTTACCTCCAAGAGCATGAGTTATGACCCATGTTGCCGCTGCTTGCCCTTGTTCAAATATATGACGGCGAGTGTAAATATTCTCAGAACCACTACTGGCTCGAACAGTTACAAGATTTGGAGCATCTTGATTTACGAGAACCTGATTAGGTGTGTCTTCATTGACGTAAACCTGATTCGGGATATTACTCATCTAGTAACCTCGGGGATTAGGGTCACTGTCCCCCTAAGTACTTTTGAAACAAGCCCCCCAGCGTCTACGATTTCTAAGTCGTAAACGCCACTTGACGTTAATGTTGCGGTAACAGCAGCACTTATTGTTATGCTGAGTTCATTCTCTGGTGTCCCCGGGCTGATTATGATGCCACCACTAGGGCTAGTCAAAGAGAGCATAGTGGTTGATGACTCAACGGTTCTACGAATCTGCATTCGCGCAGTATAGCCAGTAAGCAGAAACGGCTCAAAAGTCGCCCCTGTTGGGTCAGTATCTAAGTCAGGTTGCTCAATAGCAATAAGACGAACGAAAGTAGACCCCTGCTCTATTGTTATGTTATAAATACCGGCAATCATGGGCGCGTTCTCCTAATCAAAGATACTAAAGATTGTAGATTAGGAACCCCTGTCCCAAAGGACAGTCTCAGATTAAAGTGTTGAGACAGAGTCCTTATTTGCGCCGACCTTCTTGAGGCCCATGCTCATAGCAATTGATGCTGCTACTGCTGTTGCACCAATTTTAAGATTGGCTGTGTCTGTTAACGCGTTAAAGTCTGAACCTGCAGCAACCCAAGCGCCGAGGAATGCTGTAACAAATGTCTTTACTGCTTGCTCTACTACTTGCTTGATGAATCCTACACTCATGATTTTCTCCTACGATTGATGTATGTTTCCTTCGTACCTAAAGTCTAGCATATTTAGCAAAAAATGTAGCTTGCGTAGTATTTATTTTGGTTAAAGTTAACTATGTCCAAAAACCCATCAATTGCTTTCTTAACACACGATTGGTCCTGGGGTACTAAGCCGCTAGAACCAAATGGATGTTCTTGGTATCGATGCAAACTTCCTTCCGATGAGTTAAAAAAACATGGGTGGACATCTACCGTTGGGTTTCCTGGTTTTGGCGAAGACCACGGCATGGGTTTAATGCTTTCAGATGGCAGTGCGATTCATGGTTGGGATATTATAGTTTTGAAATTAATAATGCATCAAGAAATTCTTGACGCATTACCTCGTGCTCGCTCATTAGGACAAAAAATTATTGTCGACATAGACGATGCTCATGACGAACTACACGAATCCAATTCTGCATACCATATGACCAGTAAAACTCACAGCCCAGAATTCAATCGTGAAATCTATGCGGAAATCATAATGTCAGTTGATGCAATCATTACGTCAACTCCATATTTATTTGATTACTACTCTCGTAAAAGAAATAATGTTTACATGGTCCGTAATGGGATTGATGCTTCAAGATGGAAGCAAAATAAATTTAAAAAAAATAAATACATAAATATTGGTTGGGTTGGTGCGACTAATTATAGGTCGTTTGACTTACAGCAAATTGATGGATTTATAGGCGATTATATTAAAAAAAATCAATTAGGTTTCATTCATTCCGGAGTCCAAGAAGATGCCCCAAAAGCACATTTACAATTAGGTATTCCTGATGAGTGTCTGGTTGGGACAAATCCAGTAAAACCTATATCTATGTACCCATCTAACTTTAAAAATATAGATATAGGGATATGCCCGTTAAACGACATCCCATTCAATTATGCAAAATCTTTTATTAAAGGACTCGAATACGCAGCAGCAGGTATTCCTTTCATTGCAACAGATATAGCTGAATACACTTTATTAGCGTCGCAGGGTGTTGGTAGAGTAGCCAAGACTGAAGACGAGTGGTTGTATCATTTTGATGAATTAAGAGATGTAGATAAACGGAAAGACGATATTGAAATTAATTACGAAAATTTAAAAAATTTTACTATGGAAAAAAGAGGTGCTGATTGGGATGCAACTTTTAGACATATATTAGAAAACATTTAAGTTCGGAGATGTAGGATTTTTATGATTATAGTTGGCACGACACTCGCAGCATTTGTTATGGACAACGAGCACCATTGGGGTTCGTGGATGAAAAATGCGGAACAGGTAAAAGAAAACTATCAACGTTTTGGTGATTGGGCCGACGTTCAGTATTTTGCGGCAATCCAAGTAGACGCCAGAGGGATAGAGCCTCTTAAACCTTTCATCGACAGACTTGAAGCAATTGGGGGTACGTTTTGGACATACTCACTTGACGATGGACGTACTGAGGTAAGCACTAATAACAGAATTCGTCACATTACTTTTGGACAAAATTTAGTAAATGATTTTGCAATGTCAAATCCCGCATGTACTCATATGTTATTTCTTGCCGCCGACACAATGCCGCCGGATGACATTCTTTCAAAGATGTTGGAGATGAATCATCCACTATGTGCTCCATACATCAGCACGTATGGATTACGCGGCCCATCGGTCCCCCAGTATTCATTCCCTGTCATGGATTCAATGGCTTCCGCAGCTGCAATATTTATTGCAAGAGAAGTGTTTTCGGGTATTCGGTGGAGATGGGATATGGATAAAAATATGTCAGATGACCCATGTTTTCACCACGACGCACTTCATTATCTAAAAATTCCTACCTATGTACGAGAAGACTGTCTTGCGCGACATTTTCCAGAATCGGTCGGAGCTATTGAAACCCGTGGTCATGATATGACGGTTCATAGGTAATACGCAATGTCGGGATGTAAGTGAAAATTCTTATTACTGGCGACGCTGGTTTTGTGGGGGGATATTTTCACAAAGCACTTGATGGTCACGACATTACGGGCGTAGATTTAAAAAATGGAATAGATGCTCGTAAGTTTTTTGCAACAGATGAAACATACTTTGACTTAGTAGTTCATTTAGCAGCGATAGTTGGAGGAAGGGCGACCATAGAAGGTGAGCCATTATCTGTTGCGGTAGACCTTGCAATTGATTCTGAATTATTTCAGTGGGCGTTAAGAACAAAGCCAAGAAGGATTATTTATTATTCTTCTTCGGCTGCTTACCCAATAAAATTACAAGACTATGGTTCTACGCATCACTTAGCCGAGTCGGATATCGACTTAAACAATATTCAATCCCCCGATTACACATACGGTTGGGCGAAACTCACTGGAGAGATGCTTGCAAGTTACGCAGAAAAAGAAGGTCTAAGGGTTCATATATTTCGTCCATTCTCTGGCTATGGAGAGGACCAGTCGCTTGATTATCCTTTTCCGTCGTTTATTAAGCGTGGTGTCGAAAAAGCGAATCCATT